CACACAAGCACAAGGTGGCGCGGCTAAACCTACAAATACACAGGCAAGCACTGCTGGATCAATAAGAGACTTTTAATAAAATCAAAAGAGAATAGCGTGGTTCTTCCACGCTATTTTTTTGGCTGAACTATCAGCCTGATTTAACTTGCAATCGTACAAATTATCATATATAATATAAAGCACAATACAACTTAGGAGCAAAAAAATGGGTTCACGAACTTACGGTGCAGAAGAAAAGGCAAAATTGGAACGACTAATCAACGAAGGCGTTCAAGTAAAACAAGAAGTAGAAGATTTAACAACTGGCTTAAAGGAAACGGTAAAGGCAGTAGCAGAAGAATTAGAAATTAAACCATCTTTAATTAACAAAGCAATTTCTGTTGCTCACAAGGGTAACTGGAATGAAGTGTACGAAGAATTTGACGATTTGGAAACACTTGTTGTTACTGTTGGTAAAGATAAGGTATAAGTTTGCAAAAAATAATCGACTTTTGGAAAACAAGTTATATCACAGATAAAACAGCATTTGTTTTCGAACTCATCAGTTTTGTATTCACGGTGGCGGCAAGTTTAACACTTGCTGTTACCGCTGATGAACCAAACATGGCTCTTGTGTATCCAGGTTTCCTTGTTGGATCATTAACAGGTGCGTATGCATACTATAGAAGAAAAATAGCATGGCCAATGCTATTAACATCATACTTTGCTATCGTTAATATATTTGGTTTTGGAGTTGCTGTTTCATGGTGGTAAAAGATAAAAATATAGTTTACTTATGGCCTTTCCAAGTATTAAGTCTATTAGGAATAGCATATTCTTTTTGGCTGTTTGATATTTTAACAATTATTTTGTTTTTTGCTATAGGACTGTTTATTAGTTCGATTGCAGAGAACATTGGTAATCATAGGTATTTTGCACACAAGAGTTTTAAACTAAACAAGTTCTGGCACATAACATTGGCACTTATTACTACGCTAAATGTATCAGGACCCATAGTAAGTTGGGCACAGGTTCATAGAAACCATCACAAACATAGCGACAGCGAACAAGACCCACACAGTCCTGGACATCGAGGAGTACTTAATGTATTCTTTGCAAATTGGTGGTGGTACAGATACACTCCAGTAACACAGATTCCAGATTACAACAATGATCCTATTTTAAGATTTATGTATGACTACTACTATGCAATTAATATTGTATTCATTGTTGGTTTGTATATCTTAAATCCAATACTACTATTTCCACTATATTTTTATCCAACTATTTTAGGCTCACTAACATCATCAATTGTAAACACATACTTGCATAGAGGCGGAGTCCCACATGATTCAAAGTTACTTGCTTGGTTATGTTTGGGCGATGAAGGTTTTCACAAATACCATCACGACAATCCAGGTAAATGGAAAGCACCATTTCCAAATCCAAACAGCATGATAATTAATTTGATAAGAAAAAAGACTTGACATACAACAGTTTAGGCACTATAATAATAAAATAAAGTAAGGTACAGTCAGCCAAAAATGACTTATTGGTATTTGTCAGCCCAAAGTGACATATAGGAGAAAACATGGAAACATTCTTATCTAGCATACCGTCTATGGGTGCTACTAGTGAATTTTATATTTCACACCCTTTACCTATACGTCATACGATCCTAAATAGAACTGTTGAACAGGATCAAGAAATTATCAATTATTTTTTAAAGTACAAGGACGGATCACCACAACGCATAAGCAATCTTAGTGGTTGGAAAACTGATACAAAAATACACCTAACAGATTTTGAAGTAATAAAGAATCTATTGCTTGATGTGTTTAACCTTAGTCTTAGTTTCCACGGTATGCGTAATACAAACAAGATGTTTATTACTCCGGAAAGCAAGATTGATGTTGATGCTGAAGTTTGGTTTGCAGAGTATCAACCAGGAGATTGTGCGGAAGAACACGATCATGCAGGACAATCAAGAACAAGTTTCTGTTATTATCTTGATGCAGAAACAAACAGCAGTCCTCTAACTTTTGTCCAAAAAGAATGGACAAACAATGGACCTATGACAGTTTCAAAAACTAATTTACCAGTAGCCCAAGGGTTATTGGCTATGTGGCCCTCAGTACTCAAACATGAGGTTGCAAAAACAGACAAAAGACGTTATATTATAGCAGGTAATATAAACGATTTATCATATAAAGAGGATTATTAATGAGTTATGTAGATGCTTACTTTGACAGAGATAACGATATCATTCGTTGTGTAGAGCGTAAAGACGGAAAGAGACGCTTTACAGAATATCCTGTAAAATATACATTCTATTATGAAGATCCTAGGGGTAAGCATAAAAGTGTATATGGAGATCCTCTTTCACGTATTGTAGCAAAGAATACAAAGGACTTTCGTAAGGAACTTGCTATCAATCAAAACAAGAAACTTTTTGAAAGTGATATCAACCCAATCTTCCAATGTCTAAGTGAAAACTATCTTAATCAAGATGCACCCAAACTAAACATTGCGTTTTGGGATATTGAGACAGACTTTGATCCAGAGCGAGGCTTTGCTCCAGTTGAAGATCCGTTTATGCCAATCACTGCTATCACTGTACACTTGCAATGGCTTGACGCACTCATAACTGTTGCTATTCCTCCTAAAGGACTTCCTTTTGAAGAAGCAAAAGAACGTTGTAAAAATCGTTGGGGTGACGAAGTTATTCTATTTGAAAACGACAAGGACGGTAACGGCGAACGTGCAATGTTACAAGCCTTCCTTGATCTAATTGAAGATGCAGATATTATTTCAGGTTGGAACTCAGAAGGTTATGATGTTCCTTATACTGTTAATAGAATTAGTCGTGTACTAAGCAAAGATGATACAAGACGTTTTTGTCTATGGGGCCAACTTCCTAAGAAGCGTGAATATGAAAAGTTTGGTAAGACTTCTGAGACATATGACTTTGTAGGTCGTGTACACTTAGACAGTTTAGAACTTTATCGTAAGTATACATACGAAGAACGTCATACATATCGACTTGATGCAATTGGCGAACTAGAAGTAGGCGAAAACAAAACAGTCTATGAAGGTACACTTGATCAGTTGTACAACAATGATTTTGAAACGTTTATTGAATATAACAGACAAGACGTTGCACTACTTGACAAACTAGACAAGAAACTACGTTTTATTGATTTGTCAAACGAACTTGCACACGCAAACACTGTACTACTACAAACAACAATGGGTGCGGTTGCAGTTACAGAACAAGCAATTATTAATGAAGCACATCACAGAGGACTACAAGTTCCTAACAGACCTAAACGTGATGATGAGAACACACAAGCCGCAGGTGCGTATGTTGCGTTTCCTAAAAAGGGTTTGCACAAGTGGATTGGTTCAATGGACTTGAACTCACTGTATCCGTCAGTAATTCGTGCATTAAACATGGCTCCGGAAACTATCGTAGGTCAACTACGTCCAGAGATAACAGACGCTCGTGTAAACGAAGACATGACACTTAAAAAGAAAAGTTTTGCAGGTAGTTGGGAAGGTCGTTTTGGAACAGAAGAATATGAAGCAGTAATGGAGAAACGCAAGGATGTTGCTATTACCGTTGATTGGGAAGATGGTAAAAGTGATGTGCTAAGTGGTGCTGAAATTTATCGACTTATATTTGAAAGTAATATGCCGTGGATGCTTAGTGCCAACGGTACAATCTTTACAACAGAATTTGAAGGAGTGATACCTGGTATCTTAAAGAGGTGGTATGCAGAACGTAAAGACTTACAAAAACAACTTAAGAAGGCAAAAGAAGCAGGCAATGATATTGAGGCGGCATTTTGGGACAAACGCCAACTTGTTAAAAAGATTAATCTTAACTCTCTTTACGGCGCCATTCTTAATCCTGGCTGTAGATTTTTTGACAAACGCATAGGACAATCGACTACACTAACTGGTAGACAGATTGTTAAGCACATGAGTGCTGAGGTTAACAATGTCATCACAGGTGAATATGATCACGTAGGTAAAAGTGTTATCTATGGTGATACAGACTCTGTGTACTTTAGTGCTTGGCCGGTGCTTAAGGATGATGTTGAGTCAGGTAAACTTGAATGGTCAAAAGAAAAGTGTATTGCATTATATGATCAGGTTGCTGAACAAGCAAACACAACCTTTGAAAAATTTATGACTGAAGCATTTCACTGTCCAAAGAGCCGTTCAGACGTTATTGCGGCAGGTAGAGAGATTGTTGCTGAAAGCGGACTATACATTACCAAGAAGCGTTATGCGGCATTGGTAATTGACAACGAAGGTTTTAGAACGGACACAGATGGTAAGCCAGGTAAAGTAAAAGCGATGGGCTTGGACTTGAGACGTTCTGATACGCCTGTTTTTATGCAGGAATTTTTAAGTGAACTATTGCTTATGGTACTTACAGACAAAACAGAAAAAGAAGTATTAGAACGTATTACAGAATTCCGTAAGGACTTTAAGAACCGTCCGGGGTTTGAAAAAGGTTCGCCTAAACGTGCAAACAAGATTGGACATTATCAACGTCTTGAGCAGAAACAAGGCAAAGCAAACATGCCTGGACACGTAAGAGCAAGCATTAACTGGAACACACTAAAACGTATGAACAGCGACAAATACTCGCAAGAAATCGTAGATGGTATGAAAGTTATTGTTTGTAAACTCAAGCAGAACCCGCTAGGCTATACAAGTGTTGCGTATCCTACAGACGAACTGCGTTTGCCGGAATGGTTTAAAGAACTTCCATTCGATGGTGACGCAATGGAAAGTACAATTATTGATAATAAACTAGACAACCTTATTGGTGTGTTGAATTATGATTTAGAAGATACTAAACAGAACAACACATTCAGTAGTTTGTTTGACTTTGGAGAATAAATGGCTACTCACGGAATGATAGACTTAGAAACACTAGGCGTTGAACCTAATAGTGTTGTAATGACCTTAGGTGCAATTAAGTTTGATCCTTTTTCAGATGCTGAACCACATTCAGGTTTATACTTAAGAGGTGACCTTGAAGAACAGACAGAAAAGTATAATCGATTAGTTGATAATAACACACTTGCTTGGTGGAGTAAACAACCACAAGAAATACAAGACGAAGCATTTGGCGAACACAGTGATCGTGTAACAGTGCAGGAAATGTTACGTCAACTAAACAAATGGTGTGTTGGATTAGACTATGTTTGGTGTCAAGGACCTACATTCGACTTTGTTATTCTACAAGACCTATATAAACAAGCAGAAAAGCCAGTACCATGGAACTACTGGCAGATTAGAGACAGCAGAACACTCTTTGCTATGATGCCATCGGATCCCCGAAAAGCAATACAAGAAAGTTTGCATAATGCATTAGCCGATTGTTATTATCAAGCAAAGTGCGTACAACAATCCTATAAACATTTCGGAGTAAAAAAATGAAGTATGGAAATTATGACATTGGTGGAGACATTGTAAAACAGGATGAAAGGTATGTTGTAAAAGACAACACAACGTTAAAAAACCTAATCGTTAGTTCTACTAGATTAAACCCAATGCATAGCACTTCAGGGCATAAGCATGAAGGGCAAGAAGAAGTTTATCTGTTTATCGAAGGTAGTGGTAAAATGCAATTAGACGATGAAACATTTGATGTGTTTCCTGGAGATACTGTTTTAATCAAGGACGGTGTGTTCCACCGTGTTCATGCTAAGGAACAGGAATTGTATTTTATCTGTGTTTTCGATGGGAGAAGAACTGTATGAGGGTAGGATTTACTTGTAGTACCTTTGACCTTTTACACGCAGGACACGTACAGATGTTGCGTGAAGCAAAGGATCAATGTGACTATCTTATATGTGGATTACAAATTGATCCAAGCATAGATAGAGCAGAAAAGAACGCTCCTATACAAACTGTTGTTGAGCGTTATACACAATTAAAAGCCGTAGGGTATGTAGATGAAATTATTCCTTACGGTACTGAAAAGGATCTCGAAGATATACTTTCAATGTATCATATAGATGTAAGGATACTAGGCGAAGAATATCGTGACGGAACCTTTACAGGTAGAGCGATTTGTGCTAAGAGAGGAATTGAACTTTACTTTAACAAACGTGAACACAGATTTAGTTCAACTGATTTACGTAAGAGAGTTGTAGATGCAAACAAATAGATTTATATTTGACGTGGATGGAACACTTACTCCAAGTCGCCAGGTCATACAACCAGAATTTAAAGATTTCTTTAAAGCATTTTGTGATGTAAATTATGTTTACTTGGTTACTGGAAGCGATTATCCTAAGACTGTTGAACAATTAGGTAAACCCATCTGTGATGCAGTTGAAAAAATATATAATTGTTCAGGCAATGATGTATGGGTTAAAGGAAAAAACGTACACACAAATGCATGGAAACTATCCGAGGATGCTCATGCCTGGCTGTCCGAACAATTAACCAAGAGCAATTTTGTTTTACGTACAGGATTACACTTTGAACATCGTCCAGGTATGTGTAACTTTAGTGTTGTAGGACGTAATGCTACACTAGGAGAACGTAAACTATATGTGGAATGGGATAACAGTCAAAAGGAAAGAGACCGCATAGCATCTAGTTTTTGTAAATTCTTCCCAGACCTAGAAGCAAAGGTTGGTGGAGAAACAGGAATAGACATTTTCCCTAAAGGGGGAGATAAAAGTCAGATAAAAAATGACTTTAACGAAAACGATAAACTGTATTTCTTTGGAGATAGAATGGACCCAGATGGCAACGACTATTCATTATCAAAGGTAGTTGATGCATCATGGCCTGTAAGAGGCTGGACTGAGACTATGTCATATCTTGAAGAACTACAAAAAATAGGAACAGCACAATGAAAATACTAATAACAGGTCATAAAGGATTTATTGGTCAAGTTCTTTGGGAGAAACTAAAAAACGATCATGATCTTATAGGACTCGACACCAATGATGGTATGGATATGCAGGATTGCGAAATTCCAGATGCAGATGCTGTAATACATCTTGCAGGTAAAAGCGGAGTTAGACAAAGTTTTAACGATCCAGGAACTTTCTGGAATGTGAATGTAAACGGATCAAAAAGAATATTTGATCATTTTAAAGGAAAAAGAATTCTGTATGCTAGTAGCAGTACAGCATACGAACCATATCTTAATCCTTATGCTAATTCAAAAAGGGTAATGGAAGAAATTGCTCCTGAGAATAGTTTAGGAATGAGATTTCACACAGTATACTCTAACAATCCAAGAGAAGGTATGTTGTTGTGGTTGATACAAAATAACAAGTTGAATTACATAACTGAACACAGTAGAGATTTTATCCATGTTGACGACTTATGTGATGCCATCATTGTTCTTTTGAAAACAGATGCAACAGGAATAGTTGATATTGGAATGGGCGAATCGTATAGTGTGAAGGAATTGGCTGAACTTGCTGGTATGAAGGACTTACCAATAAAGCCCGGAATGGATTCCGAAAGGCAAAAGACACAAGCCAATAAAAGAGATATAGAAATTTTACACAAGATGGGCTGGAAACCTAAATACAACGTGAAAAACTTCTTGACAAATGAATTTATATCTAGTACAATATAACTTAGAAATGGAGAACAACTAATGAAAGATATCTTACAAGACCTAGTAGCACATACACATGCACTAGGATTCATTAACTTAGTAAAAGTTACTTCGGATAGTGAAGGAACAAAGTTTGAAAGTATGGCTGAAGATCGTTCAGTAATACTTACAGCAGAAACATCATCCAAGATGGTCGACATCGACGGTGTGTTTGGTATGACTAACTTAGATAAGTTAGCACTGCACTTAAAAAATCCTGAATACGATAAGGATTCAAAGATTGAAGTAGTAGAAGCAGAACGTAACGGCAATACTATTCCAACACACATTCATTTTGAAAATGCGGCTGGAGACTTCCAGAACGATTATCGTTTTATGAATGCAGAAATTATCAACGAAAAACTTAAGACTGTTAAGTTTAAAGGCGTTAACTGGGACGTTACATTAGAACCTAGTGTTGCTAGTATTCAAAGAATGAAACTACAAAGTGCGGCACATTCTGAAGAAACAACATTTAACGTTAAAACTGACAACGGTGACTTAGTGTTTAGTTTTGGTGATCATAGTACACACGCAGGTAAGTTTGTTTTCCAACCAGGTGTAGAAGGTGAACTAAAACACGCATGGGCATGGCCAGTGGCGGCAATCCAAGCAATTCTTTCACTTAATGGTGACAAGAAAATGATGATTGCAGATGCAGGTGCATTGCAAATAACAG